TGGTTTTGAACCTGGTGCTATAGTATCAACAATGGATAAGGTCACTTATTCAACTGATACCAGAACAACAGTTCCTGGTGCTGCATTAAGTGTTGAACGTTATGGTCTTGCTGCAACAGGAAACTCAACTGCAGGATACTTTGGTGGTGGTGTTGGTCCTGGATATTCTTCAACAATGGATAAGGTCACCTATTCATCAGATACAAGAACAACAGTTCCTGGTGCCGCATTAAGTGTTGCTCGTTATCTTCTTGCTGCAACAGGTAATTCAACTGCTGGTTACTTTGGTGGTGGTTTTACTGGTCCTCAATTCTCAACAATGGATAAGGTCACTTATTCGACTGATACAACAGCAGCAGTTCCTGGTGCCGCATTAAGTTTTGCTCGTTCTAATCTTGCCGCAACAGGATCTTTATCGGCAGGATACTTTGGTGGTGGTAATAGTCCTAGTGGTTTACGTTCAACAATGAATAAGGTCACTTATTCATCTGATACCACAACAGCAGTTCCTGGTGCCGCATTAAGTGCCGCACGTTATAGTCTTGCCGCATCAAGTGCCAGAGCAAACGCACTACCGGAAGTATCAGTACCATCATCACTACCAGTTAGATTTAGTGATGGTGTAGCACAAACACCAAACACTGGATACTTTGGTGGTGGTCAATCTCCCATTGTTAATACAATGAATAAGGTCACTTATTCATCAGACACCACTGCTGCAGTTCCTGGTGCCGCATTAAGCGCATCTCGTCATTCTCTTGCCGCAACAGGAAACTCAATATCAGGATACTTTGGTGGTGGTTTTCCTGGTGTACCAACAATAATGGATAAGGTCACCTATCCATCGGACACCACTGTAGCAGTTCCCGGTGCGGTGTTAAGTTCTTCGCGTTATAGTCTTGCTGCAACAGGAAACTCAACTGCAGGTTATTTTGGTGGGGGAAGTGCGCTGCCTTCATATTTTTCAACAATGGATAAGGTCACTTATTCATCAGACACAAGAACAACAGTTCCTGGTGCTGCATTAAGTGTTGCTCGTCATCGCGTTGCTGCAACAGGAAACACAACAGTAGGATATTTTGCTGGTGGTTTTACTGGTGCTGCTAACATATCAACAGTAGATAAGGTCACTTATTCGACTGAAACCACCGCTGCAGTTCCTGGTGCCGTATTAACTGGGATTCGTTCGGGTCTTGCTGCAACAGGTAATTCAACAGTAGGATATTTTGGCGGTGGTGCTCCTGGTCCACTATCAACAATGGATAAGTTAACTTATTCGACTGAAACCACCGCTGCAGTTCCTGGTGCGGCATTAAGTGCTGCTCGGTATCGTCTTGCTGCAACAGGTAATTCATCCTCAGGATACTTTGGTGGCGGTACTCCTGGTTCAAGATCAACAATGGATAAGGTTACTTATTCATCAGATACAACGGCAGCAGTTCCTGGTGCTGCTTTGAGTGTTGGTCGTTCTGATCTTGCAGCATCAAGTGCAAGAGCCAACGCATTGCCCGTCACAGAACCACCAGCAGCAACACCAACACCAGCAACTGCATTTACTCTTTCACCAAACACTGGTTACTTTGGTGGTGGTGGTTCTCCTGGTCCAAGATCAACAATGGATAAGGTCACTTATTCATCAGACACAACAGCAGCAGTTCCTACTGCTAATTTAAGTGTTGCTCGTCAGCGTCCTGCAGCAACAAGTTCCTCAACAGCAGGATACTTTGGTGGTGGTCGTGTCACACCAAATAATTATTCAATGATGGATAAAGTCACTTATTCATCAGACACAACAGCAGCAGTTCCCGGTGCGGTGTTAAGTTCTTCGCGTTATTTTCTTGCTGCAACAGGAAATTCAACCGCAGGATACTTTGGTGGGGGTGGTCCTAGTCAATTATCAACAATGGATAAGGTCACTTATGCATCTGATACAACAGCAGCAGTTCCTGGTGCTGCTTTAAGTGTTGCTCGTCAAGGACTTGCCGCAACCGGCAATTCAACTGCCGGATACTTTGGTGGTGGTTTTCCTACAGTATCAACAATGGAAAAGGTCACTTATTCATCAGACACAACGGCAGCAGTTCCTGGTGCTGCATTAAGTGCTGCTCGTTATGGTCTTGCTGCAACAGGATCTTCTACCGCAGGATACTTTGGTGGTGGTGGTCCTGGTCCATTCTCAACAATGGATAAGGTTACTTATTCATCTGATACTACCGCTGCAGTTCCTGGTGCTGCTTTAAGTGCTGCTAGTCAAGGACTTGCTGCAACAGGAAACTCAACTGCAGGATACTTTAGTGGTGGTCTTCCTGGTTCATTCTCAACAATGAATAAGGTCACTTATTCATCAGATACAAGATCAACAGTTCCTGGTGCTGCTTTGAGTGTTGGTCGTTTTGATCTTGCAGCATCAAGTGCCAGAGCAAATGCACTACCTGAAACTGGTCCAGCACCAGCACCACTAACACCAAACACTGGATACTTTGGTGGTGGTTCACCACATTCTACAGTAGATAAGGTGACTTATTCTACCGATACCACGGCAGCAGTTCCTGGTGCTGCATTAAGTGCAAGTCGTCTTGGTGTAGGAGCAGTAGGATCTTCCACAGCAGGATACTTTGGTGGTGGTCTTGCTGGTGCTACTAGTGTATCAACAATGGATAAGTTAACTTATTCATCAGACACGACAATATCAGTTCCTGGTGCTGCATTAAGTCTTGTTCGTTATCTTCTTGCTGCAACAGGAAATTCAACAGCAGGATATTTTGGTGGAGGAGTTACCCCTGGTCCATCAAATTATTCAACAATGAATAAAGTGACTTATACATTAGATACTACCGCTGCTGTTCCTGGTGCTGTATTAAGTGTTGCTCGTTTTGGTCTTGCTGCAACAGGAAACTCAACATCAGGATACTTTGGAGGTGGATATGGACCTGGAAATCCTGTAGATAGATCAACAGTAGATAAGGTGACTTATTCTACCGATACCACAGCAGCAGTTCCTGGTGCTGCATTAAGTGCCGCTCGTCGTTATCTTGCCGCAACAGGTAACTCAATCGCAGGATACTTTGGTGGTGGTGGTGTATCGGCAACAATGGACAAGTTGACTTATTCAACTGATACCACAGCAGCAGTTCCTGGTGCCGCATTAAGTGTTGCTCGTTCTGGTTTGGCAGCAACAGGAAACTCAACCGCAGGATACTTTGGTGGCGGTACTCCTGGTTCATTTTCAACAATGGATAAGGTTACTTATGCCTCTGATACCACTGTAGCAGTTCCTGGTGCAAACTTAACTATTGCTCGTCCATATCTTTCTGGATTGAGTGCAAGAGCCAACGCACTTCCTTCTGGAATTATCGTATAATTAGTGTTATAATAAACAAAAACTTATGATTGAAAATCCTTTATCTTATATTTTGATAAAACCAAATGTGATCAATGAATACGGTGTTCGAGAAATAGTTCAACATATCAAATCTTCATCAGAAACTGATCTTGCAGTCTTTGATCCACATAAATCAAATGAAACTGGTGGAAAGGAGTGGAGAGTAGATAAGACCATTCGTGATACACAACATATTGAAATGGGTCCGATTCAACCTAAAATTATTGAGTTGATGCATAATGTTGTCAAAGAAGTTGTGAATCCTTTTTATGGTGTTGAGATTTGTGAAAGTGAAGTTCCTCAGATCTTATCTTATGGTATTGGAGGTCACTACTGTCCGCACATTGATGGTGAGTCATTATGGCAAACTCCTGATGGTGAACTGATATGGAAGAAATCTACCGAAAGAGATTTATCAATGGTCTTTTATCTCAATGACGACTTTGAGGGTGGTGATTTTATTTTTCCAGATCTTAAAGTAAGAGTAAGACCAGAACCAGGGATGTTGGTTTGTTTCCCATCCAATCATCATTATAAGCACGGAGTCGAACCAGTCACAAAAGGAAAAAGATATTCAATTGTTTGTTGGGCAAAAGTTAAAGGATTTCCAACAATGGACGATCAAAACAGAGAACTCTCCCAAAAATACGGAATTACTATAAATAACTAAAAGATTTTATTCAATAACAATGCAATATATTAAGCACTACTATGTTGACGACACTAACGGTGTTTTTTGTTGTGATCCAACAGAACCAAAATATAAGAGACATCCTTGGAAAGAATATCCTGGACTTGATGTAAAAGTATGGTTGTCTGACTCTGAGGGAGTTAATGTGATGCTTTCAGAACTTCCAGATTCAACTCCAGTGTCAACGATTGTAAGTCCCTGTGGTAAAAATGCCATTCAGGTCATTTCTGAAGCAGAATATCAGTCTGTTGCCACTCCTTACTTTGAGGCAGCAGTTCTTTCTGGTGAAGCACAGCAAGCAAGACAAGATGGTGATGATACTACTGCAGAAGCAAAAGAAACCGTTGCTTCTGCAAAACTCGCTGAAGCAACAGCAGCAATTTGTGCTCTTTGACTTGACATCTGTTTTTAAATCCGTTATAATATTGACGTCTTCAGCATCCTTGTATCTTTGGGAATGAAGACCCTCTCTGTGGTGGGAGAGGTGAGTTGGTGGTTAATAAGGGGGGGTTTTATACCCTCTTTTTTTCTAATATAAATTATTAATAAATTGGAGAGAAAAATGAATTTTACGGTCTATTCGAAAGAAGATTGTCCATATTGCTATAAAGTTAAACAAGTACTGGAATTGACAGGAAATAACTTTGTGGTTTATAATCTTAATGAGCATTTTACCAAAGAAGAATTTTATGCCGAGTTTGGTGAAGGATCCACATTTCCACAAGTTGTCTGCAATGATAAAAAAATAGGAGGGTCCATTGACACAATCAAATTCCTCAAGGAACAACAAGTCATCAAATCGTGACCTAAATAAATCTGAAGACCACTTCAATCGTGGTGTTGAACTTATTCTTAATGGAGGTAAAAGAAAGCAAACTCAACCATTTCACATTATTTTTGAGAAGATAGTTTGCTTTCTAAATCGGGAAGTCACTATCTATTTTGAGTTTTCCTTCAAGTCAAGGAAAAGAAAAGTAGTTTCCCGGAGAAAAAACAATGTTAGCAGTTAGTTTAGTTTTTGGTTCCTTTCTAACCGTATTGTTTCTTATAGTGGGAGTAATGTTGGGTTGGGTGGCAAGAGAATATATGATGAACTATCGGGAAATACCAAGACCACACCCTGAAATGTTCGACCAACAAGGTAATCTTATACCTGATGAAGTAATCGCATTTAATTTTGAAAACTATCATGACTACGAAGACATCAACGACGACGACGAAGAGTAGATCAAAGACATCTACAACTAAAAAAGTAACAACTCCTAAGGCAGAGGCACCTATTCCAGATCTGCCCACTAATCCTTTTATTTTTGAAATTCTACAAGTTGTAAATAAGCAAAGATCAAATGCTCGTAAAGTAGAAGCATTGCAAAAGTTTAATGACCCTGCACTAAAAGTTATTTTGATATGGAACTTTGATGAAAGTGTGGTATCTTTATTGCCACCTGGTGATGTTCCATATGCCGCTACAAGTGAACAGAATTCTTTTAGTGGAACTTTATCTGCAAAGATTGATGATGCCGTCTCTAAGATGGGAGAACTGGGTTCCAACTCTCTTGGTTCTCAAGATCAAGGACGTTCTTCTATCCGTAAAGAATATCAGAGATTTTATAACTTTGTGAAAGGTGGGAATGATAGTCTAAGTTCTCTTCGTAGAGAAACAATGTTTATTAATATTCTTCAAGGTCTTCATCCCCTTGAAGCAGAAATTATTATTTTATGTAAAGATAAGAGACTTGGTGAAAAGTATAAACTTACTAAAGAAATTGTAGCAGAGGCATATCCAGATATTAAGTGGGGAGGACGTTCGTGAATCAACTTGATAATGTAATTGAAAAAACTCAGGGCAAGGAAAAAAATATGGATCATTGGACATCAGCAGAAAAGGAAACCTGCAAGTCACGTTATGGGTGTGATATTCTGGTAGAAGACGGTTCGTATACTGATGTCTGCACTAAAGATGCTCCCAATGATGCTTACATCGTAAAGTATTTTGTTGATGATAAGATTTGTTTTGATCTTACAAGAGGTACGAGATCAAAATTGTTCGATATGTACTGGGATAAGTTTCGTGATAATCTAAAGAGTATTGACTTTGGATATGGTAGAGTCAATCCAAAGCTTTGGGGATACCAAGCACCCCAAAAGAAAAAACGGAAGTGATTCCCCTGGTAGGGGAAAATTTTTCCGGCAAAATTTTTTCGCGTGAAGGTTTTTGCAAATCTTTACGCTTTTGAGTATAATAACGATACATTTTAGTATTCATTGTTACGGTTTTATCACAAAACTTGCATATATAGAACGAATAGGGGTATAATAATCCCCTAACGTTCATCCTATGACTAAAGCACTTTTGCTTTTAGCATGGGTTCCACTTCTTTCTGTTTCTACGCCACGACTCATAGCAACTGAATATCCAGTTACCATCAGTTGTGACGCAGCTTGGGAACTAATGGACATCGTTAAAAACGACGATGTAGTTCACCAAAAGATCGAAGACCGATTGCTATTAGAACTCCGAAAGGACGTTGTGAAAAGGTGCTAAAAATTAAATAGGACGGAAGTAAGCCGACTCGGAACGGAACGTTCATCTATGGAAATCCTATTCTTAACTTGTGTTCAAGCAAACTTTCTTATTAGTAGGGTGCTTGCTCACCCAGAGTTAAATCATCAACAACGTAATGAAATTGTTTGGGAAATTAAACAAGTAACAAAGAAAGGTTGTTTCATAGACGCAAAAGCCGACTGAAGGAACGCTCTTTAACCTAAAAAACTAAGGAGAAAACCTAATGTCTAAAGTAGTATATCGCGGAGTTGAGTATGATACTCAAAAACGTCTTGAGTATCAACAGCAGATGATGCAGCAACCTCAACAGTATAACGAAACCTATCGTGGTGTTAAGTTTACTAAGGAGGGGCACAAGTGATGAAAAAACTCAATGTACTTCAACTCATCAAAGAGCAAAAGCAGAAAGAGAATCGTCGTCACCAGGCACTGCTTGTAAATGCAGGAGCAAAGTGATGCTAATCATTGCACAAATTACAGTTGCATCTGCCACTTTTATTACTCTATTGTCACTGTATGTTCAGTGGATTTCTAAGTAACAAAAAGATTCAAAGGAGGGTTGATTCCCTCCTTTTTTTATGTTAAAATGCCCTGAGAGAATGGTATCTTATGGACAAAGACAAACTAAAACTGATTGTCCGTAATCTGGAACTATTGGTTGATTCTCTCAAAGCAGAAGTTTATTCTGATGTTTCTGTGTATAAAACTCACGCAGAGGTAAGAAAAAGACCAATTTTAGATTACGACGAAATTTTTGAGGACTCTGATTTAGATGACTGATAGAGCAAGAAAACTGATAAAGTTGCTTGAGCGTCTTGTAAAGCAAGAGCATCTTTATACCGAAGAAAAAATTATAGAAATGAAACAACAACTGCGAGCACTAAAAGAAGAACTCGCAGAACTAGAAGCAAAAATTTGAAAAGGATTTGGTAAAAAATGACAGTAAAACTCATTAGTGTAACTCCCGATGCAGAAAAAACCATGGCATTTGTTGCGCGAGTTAGTAATCCTGCGAATCAGGACAACGAAAACTATGCCAAGTTGCTTGCTTATTGTATTAAGCATAATCATTGGTCTGTTTTTGAACAGTCTTTTAT